AGTTATCTGCATTGCATTCTCCTCATGCCGGGGCGGCGGCTGCCCGCCGCCCCGTATCTCAGGTTGCCGATCAGATGACCGTCGCGTAGACCACGCACAGCGGCCGGAAGAAGACCGGCAGCGGCCGCGACTCCACCTTGACCCACTGGCCGGAGGGGTCTTCCGACTCCCACATCTTGGAGAAGAAGATGTCCGCCTCCTTGCCTTTGCCGACGCCGCCGGGCGCCTTGAGGTCGATGACCGGCGCGAACAGCTCCGCCGCAACGTCCGGCCCGAACCCGACCAGGGCGAACACGCCGGAGGGGATCAGGTCGTGACGAGTGCCCGAGCCATCGAGATACGAGCCGTCGTACTCGTCGATATCGACCCCGGCCAGGTGGGCGACGCGCCCCTCCTTGGCGATCTGGTCGCCCATGGTGTACTTGAGCAGCTCCCGGGCGCTGCCGTTGTTGATCAGCGCATCCATGGCCCCGGTGCCGCAGAACGCCGCAAAGCCGGTGACCGGCCCGGCCTGGCCGATCAGCTTCTTCCAGGCGCGGATGTTCTTGATCGGGTCCGAGGCGGCATCGGTCCACAGGGCCGTGCCGGCGAGCACCGGCTTGTGGGCCGCCGGCAGGTTGTAGTCCACCAGGACCACGCCGTTCTTGTCCACCACCTGGCCTGACAGGGCCTTGACCGCCTGGAACTCGCGGGTCAGGTCAATGGTCTGCTTCATGTCGAACTGCTCGTCGCCGACCCGCTCCTTGAGCAGCTCCGGGGCGACCGCATCGCCGAAGGCGCGCATGTTGTTCAGGTCCGCGGCGGAGATGAATTCCTTTTCCGCGTACCGGGGCGCGCGGCAGGTGATGTTCTTGCGGCCGATGCCGCCGCGCACCGTCGCCTCGGCGGAAACAGAGATGTTCGACAGCAGGTGCTCGCTCGATGTCTTGACATCCCATTCGAAGATGCCGGACAGTTGGCGTTTCTTCCTGGAAAAAACAGTATCCAGGACCTTGGTGGGGGCGGTGCGCATGAGATTGACCGCCATGGTCAACGCGCGGGACGAAAATACTTCAGGCATGATGTCCTCCAATAAGAGAGATGTTGGTCAGTTGCTTGTCAGCCACGGCAGCGGCCTCTTTCTCAGTGCCTTACACCTTAGAGCCTGCCTTCTTAAACGAAGTAGACACCCCGAGTCTCCAAAGCCAGCTTCCCGGCGGCATCGAGCCCGGTCATATTGGCCTCGACATAGACCCCGGCAAAGCCGCAGATCGCCTCGACATCGGCGGCGGCGGCGGCGGCCGCCTCCATGAGCACGGCCACCGGGTTCTCGCTGCCGTCAGCGTTGCCGGCGTCATAGGCCACCAGCTTGCCGGTGGCGGTGATCCGGCCCAGGATGGTGCCCACCACCAGGTCGGCGGCGGTGCCGATGGTTTTCTTGATCAGTACCGGGCCGTAGGTGTCCGAGGCCAGGTACGCCTTCACATCCAGGGTTGTTTCAGTGGTCATTTCGTCTCCTCCATGGCTACGCCCGCGATCTCGCGGGCAGTTTTCTCATCTTCGCTGAACTGCGCGTCCGCTGCCGGCGCGGCCTTGGGCGCCATCTCCTTGAACAGGGGGTGGCTGGCAAACGTGGCCAGGAAACCCTTGAACCACTCCGCCTTGCTCTCTTTTTTCCCCTCGCTGAATTCGAAGGTGGCCGCGTCCCCGTCCAGGGACATCATGAACTCGCCCAGCCCCTGCGCCTTCCAGGCCGGCAGGATCTTGCCGGCGGCGACGCCCTGGTCGATAAAGGCGTCCACCTCCCGGCGCCGGGCCGCCTGCTGCTGCTCGGAAAAGTTCGTCTCCTGCCGCGCCTCCTTTTCGGCGTCCAGTGCTTTTTGCAATTCCTCTACGGTCGGCATGGTGCCCTCCTGTGATGGTTCGGCATATGCCACCACCGAGGCCTCTTCCCCGGGGCGCTCTGCCTCTTTTTTCAACTGGTCGATATCCCACGCGGGCAGCAGGCGGTCCGCCGCCTCGATCCCGTCCTTGGCAATGATCCACTCCCGGAGCTGGCCGAACAGCCGACCGATAACACCCCAGGTCCAAGGATCAGCGAACTCGAAAGTATCGGCCTCTCCCTCGTCGAAGCGCAGGTCGGCCAGGCCCTGGACCGCCGGCGGCGTCCCTCCCAGAAACCCGACATGCCGCAGGCGGCCGTCGCGGTAAAAGGCGGCGGACCGTTTCTTCCAGCGGCCGGCGCGCACCTGCTCCTCGAATTCGGGCGCCACCTGGCGGAACTTCGCCAGGAGCACTTTCGCCCCGTCCCGGGCCGCGGTCTTCAGTTCCTCGACCCAGCCGAAGGCCGGGCCGTTGTCCGCCGGGTGCCCGAGCACCAGGGGCGGCTCATGCCTGCCCGCGTCAAAGCTGGCAACTGCCCGGTCGATCACCGCGTCACCGTCATGCTCCCGGCCCTTGGAATCGACCTGCTTGCCGCCGCGGAAAATTTCCACCCAGTCGCCAAACCCCTTGAACTCGTTTTTTGCCATTTCCTTCCTCTCGCTTTCAGGTCGTCAGTGACGATCAACAGAACCGTTGTGAAACTATTTTTAAAATCCTCTGTATTCGACGATTGGCATCTCGCCGGTACGTTGGTATCCCCTGACCCTGTTTTTGCAAATTAGGGCCTGTTTTGGCCTTTTCTCTTCTCCCCCTCTCCCCTCTGGAGAGGGAAGGGGTGAGGGCCGCCCTTCAATCCGCCAGCTCCAGATGCTCCTGGATGATGTCGAGCACCGCCGCCTTATCCTCGTCCGAGAGGCCCATAAATGGCCGGGCCGGGATGTTCCCCCAGGGGATGGGCGCGCCCCTCTTGGTGCGGCCGAATGACCCTCTCGCGGCCCCGAACTGCTGGACAGCTGAGTAAATCAGGCTGGAGGTGATCTCCACCCGCCGCTGCTCCGCCTTCGGCGCGATCTCGGTCCCGAGCCGCTTCGACTCGCCGATCATCACCTTCTTGCTGCCCAGGATCTGCCCGCCGGGCACCGGCCCCTTTTCGCCCTTGCGCAGGACCGTGCCGCCACCCTTGCGGCGGAAGTACTCGCGCAGCGTCGTCTCCTTGTTGGGCGCCCATTTCGTCCCGTCCGGCGCCGTGGAGGTAGCGAACCGCTTTTTCGTGGACTCGACCATGTACTCGCCGATATCGTCCATGGCCGGCCGCAGGTCAGAGCAGCGCCCCGCCAGCTTGCCCAGGGCCTCGGTCACTTCGCGGTCATTGATTTTTATGGTGATCATGGCTATACTTTGTACAGGCTCTCCGCCCCTATGGCACATCCACCGTCGGGCTCATACCCCGAAACGTCACGGGCGTGGGAAGATGGGCTATAGGGCGCGATGAGCCAACCTCCACATTGATTGCAGGACCAGGCTCTTGCGGCCGGTCCGAACCTCCCAGACCGTAACCAGCTCCTCGCCTCCGAAATACTTCGAAATCTTGATCACCGGCTGCTTGCTCTTCCATGTCGAGCCCACGTCACTGATTTGGTCCGGCGAGTTCAGTAGCTCCGGCAGGTCGGCGTAATCGCTGGCGGTGATGGCAATTTGCCCCCTTGGGGCCTCGCTCTCCGGATCGCCGTGGTCCTTGTGGACCTTGTTGATCGCGCTCTGGTCCACGGCGTAATCGAATCCGGCAACCTCAAGGCCTTTGAGTCCGCCGACCGTCGCCGCATCCGCCGAGGTAAGCAGGCCCATGGTCCGGTAGGGCGGGATGTCAAGATGCGTCCGCCCCTCGACGATCCGCTGCGCGTAGCGCCGGACATCGTCGGCCACCGAGGGCAGTCCCCGGTATGCCTTGGCCAGGGCGTCGCGCTGGCGTTCCGGCACGCCCTGCATGTAGGCCTTGGCCAGGGTGTAGTCCCACTGCAACGTCTTCTCCGCCAGCTTGCTGATCTCCTTTTTGATGCTCTCCCCGGGCGAGTAGCCCCAGCCCTTGCCGATCCCCACCTGCTCGCCGGTCTTGGGGTCGATCGCGTCCCAGTCTTCCGGCAATTGCTTGTCCGGGCCGCCGCCCAGCCGCCGCGCGCCCCTATCGCTGCGCGCGCCGAGGATGTAGCACCGGCAGCCCCAACCGTTCTGCGGCTTGTGCGTCTGCCAGAACGGATGATCCTTGGGCAGGGTCAACCCATTCCACGCCAGGTGCTGGGGCCGGGGATTGTCCACCGCATCGTTGTGCCGGTAGACCAGCAGGGGAAACCCGGCAGCGTCCAACTGGGCGTTACGGCCGGCGTTGTAGCTGGTGGTGCAGTTGGTGGTGTAGATCATTCTGGTCCGCCAGGCCCGCCTGGCCGGGGACTCGTCGCCGGTGAAGCCTGACCATCCGTGCCGACCTAGGATGGCCATGAAGTCCTTGCGGAAGGCCTCAAGGCTTGTCCCTTCGGCTATGGCCCGGTCGGTGGCGGCGGCAAAGTCCGTCAACAGGTCCATCTTGGCCGCGCCGGCAACCATATAGCCGATATCGTGGGCGCTTTTCTCGATGTCATCCCAGCGGGCCGTGGGCACCAGGCTGCCGAGCTTGCCCCGGAAATACGCCACCTGTTCGGCAAAGGGCCGCTTGAGCACGCCGGTCATGGCCGAGGGGCTATTCATCCGACCCCTCCTCGATGTCAAAGATCCCGGCAGCATGCGCCGCCTGCATCGCGCCGGCCATGAGCCGGCCCAGGGCATCGATGGGCAGATCCTGACAGGCGGCGAGGACCATGGCCCGAAATTCTTCAAGGCTGGAGGCCTGCGCCAGCATGACCCGCGCCTGATCGATCCATTCGTCAACGGCCGGCTGCCCGTCCGCATCGAGCCGGTCGGCAATCAGGTCCGGCGGGTAGGACTGATCGCCCTCGCTGAACTCGCCGCCGGCCTTGCCAGGCTGGCCCGGCACCCCACCCTGGTCAACGACCTCGATCTCATCCTCGCCGAACCCGTAGCGGCGGATGTAATACTCCTTCTTCAGCCGGACCCGGCCGCCCTCGGTCAGGGCCTTGTCCCGATCGGCAAACGCCTGCTGCGGGTCCTCGGTCTCGAACCAGGTGAAGGTCGGCGGCGGCACGCCCGGGGCGTTGACCTCGCCGTAGACCCAGGCGATTTCTTCCATGGCCGTCTTGACCAGCTGCCGGTCCGCGTCCTGGTACAGGCCCAACACGTTCTCGTGCGTTTTGCTGGCGGCGTAGCTGCCCTTGTCGCCGATCTCGGCGGTCAGGGTCTGGCCCATGATCGCCTTGGAGATCTCGGCGTCCATGGCATCTTTCAGGCGCTCGAAGGCCAGATAGCTGCCGCCGGTTTTGCCGGTGCCGCCGAGCATCTCCACGGTGCTGCCCTCGGGCACCACCGCCACCGCGTCCCGGACCATCTTGACCAGGCTGGCAAGCATGTTCTGCTGATCCTCCAGGGACGAGCCCCGGGCGTACCGGCCCAGGAGGAAGGGCATGCCGTACTTCTCGGTGAAGGTCACCCAGAACTTGATGGACCCCTTCTTGAACATCACCGGCCAGAAGCAACGCGACAGCAGCCGCAGGCCGTAGGGGTTGTCATAGGTTGGGAAGTGCCGGGCAAAGACCACCTTGCCGAACGGTATCTCTTCGCCCTCGTCCGGCTGATCAATGCTCCTGAACCGGAACGCATTGTCCTGGTCGGCGCCGAACCAGCGCGCCGGCAGGCAGCGCAGATCAGCGAGCCGCAGGTGATCGCCCGGCTCCCACATCAGCTCCACCGGCGCCAGGCCGTAGAGCGGGGCGTCCAGGATGCCAGAGATCAGGCTGTAGAGATCGACCCGCTCCAGGTCCTCGACCAATTGCGCGCACAGGGCCTCTGCCGCCGCCGGCGCCTGGCCGTCCACCGTGCCCGGCTCCCACTTGAATTCGCGCTTGAGGGTGCCGAGCTTGCGGGTCTGGACCACGCTGGTCAGGTGCGCGTCGCCCAGCAGTTCCTCCAGAATCTGCACCCCGTCCCCGCGCTTGCGCAGCACCGGGTCAGGGTCGGGCAGCAGGCCGACCACCTGGGAGAAGTCCCAGGCCGTGGACCGACTGGCAATCTCCCGGGTCAACTCGGCCGGCTTGACCTCGGCGAAGGAGACGAACCTGTCAGGGCTCACCCAGATGCCGTCCGCCATGTCAATACCCCCTGGTCAAGGTTGCTGATTCCCGCGGCAGCCCCGAGAGGATCGCCGTGTCGCCGCCCGGTGTCGAACCGGCATGTGCCGCTAAGGCCAGCGCCCAGAAGCGGTCCGCATGGCCGTTTTCGCTGCGCTCGGCCGTAAACCTGATATTGCCGGCCGCCGTGGTCTCTTTGGTCACCGCCCGCAGGTCGGCACGGATCTCCGGCCGGTAGGGGATGCGCAGCCGCCTGTCCTCCATCAGCCCCCGCACCGGATAGGCCAGCTCCTCTTTGACCCGGGGCGTAAAGGTCACCAGCTCGACCCGGTACTCGCCGAACTTGTGCTGGGCGTCGTCGCCCCAGCCGATGCCCAGGCCCGTGTAGTCGATGCAGGTCCGGTCAAGCTGGCCCATGATCGGCCAGAGAATCGCTTCCTGGGCGGGCTTGCTCATTTTATGCAGCTCGATGATCAGCCTGGTCTCCAGGACGCTGCCCACTTCCTCCACCACCCACAGCACGGTCAAGTCCTTTTTGCGGCCGATGTCCAGACCGCCGTAGAGCCGCCCCTTGGGCCTGGTCGCGCTCAGGCCGTCCCACTCCCACTGATCGGCCTGGCCGTACTCGCTGTGCGCAATCAGGTCATATTCCAAAAATGCGGAAGCATCGTCCGCCGGCTCGCACATGTACTCCTGGCGAAACGATTCTTCGTCGGCGCAGCCGCTCCGGATGAAGTCGAAGTACTGGGCTTCGTCCATCTCCTGCACCTCGTGGCCGGCCGGCAGCGACTGCTGCAGCTTCCAGAGGAACCCCTGGAGCAGGGCATCGTCCAGGGTCACCCGGTGCAGGCTGATCCCCTTCGGGTTGCCGTGCTCGCGGATCTCGCGCACCAGCAGGTTGAAAAAATTCGCGCTGCCGCGGTGGGTGGAGATCACCTCCATGGAGCCGCCCCAGGTAATGCCCGGGTAGGCGATGGACCACAATTTGCGTGGGTCCGGATGCAGGGCGAACTCGTCCAGGATACGGCCGCCGCGCTTGCCCGCCTGGGCGTCCGGGTTGCTGCTCATCGAATGGATGCGCCGGCCGTTGACCATGTGCAGCACGTAGGCCGAAATCTTGCGCTCCTCGTCGATCACCCGTTCCCCCAGGTCCTCGGCGGCAATCTGCAGCACCTGGGCAAACATCTTGCAATCCTCGATCACCAGCCGGGCCTGCAGATCGTCGCGGCTGGAGATCCACTGATCCCACTTGGCGCCGTCCTCGGCGGTCCGCTCCACCGCGGCATAGGCCGTTGACCAGGAGATGCCGATCTGCCGCGCCTTTTCCATCAGTTTCAGCCTGCCGCGGTCCTTGATCCACGCCTCCTGGTACGGCAAAAAGAGCCCGCCCGGGTTGACCGGGACGATCTTGGCCTTGCCGTAAAACTTCTTCATGTCGACATCCTCAGCACGTCGCGGCGGATGGTCTGCAGGGCCTCCGCCGAAATCCCGCGCGGCCCGTCCTGGCCGGCGTCAACCGGTGCATACTTGGTCTTCAGTTTCTCGATCATTTCCAGGGCCTGCTGCATCTCCTTGATCCCGGCCAGCGACACCGCCCCCGGCTGGGAGAGGAGCACATTCACCTTGCGCTGCACCGCCTCGCCCAGGGCGGCGACGGCGTCCTCGGCAGTGTTGATCTGCCGGACCTCGGCCTCCGCCTGCCCCTGGTCCTCGATGCGCTGCCGCCTGGACTCTTCTTCGATCACCCGGCCGGCGCTGACCAGGCTGGAGAACGCATACGCGGTCTGCGGGTCCATGGCCTCCAGCAGGGAGTTGACCGCCTTGGCCTTGGCCAGCATCACCCCGCGGCGGACCGTGGTCTGGGCCTGGCGGTATTCGCGCCGCCGCTCCGCCCAGCCGGGCTCGGAGTCCGTGCCCCAGCGTTTGAGCTGGGTAAGCGACACCCCGGTCCGCTCCGCAACCTGCTCATAGGTCAGGCCGTCGATGATGTACAGTTCCTCGGCCTGCTCGCGGATGTCCCACCCATAGGCGTCAGGCATGACCGCCTCCCCGGCCCCCAGGCCGGCACGAAAAAAAGAACCGTGAACCGTGAACCGCGAACCGTTCCATCAGTCTCCCAGCGCCCGCTTGATTGCCTTGATCTCGGCGAGCAGCCCGAGGTATTCGGCATGCACCCCGGCCAGCTCCACCGCCTGCACCGCGGCCGCTTCGGCCGGCAGCTCATCGAGCGCCAAGAACGGGTCCAGGAGATCGCGCAGGGTGGTGATCTGCCCCCGCAGGATCACGCCAAGCCGGTACGCGGCCGCCTCTTTCTCGGCCAGCCGGCCCTTGTGTTTCAGTCTCTCTGTGTCAAAGCCCATCTGTTTTCCCCGTTGCGGATGACCGGACAGTACATGTTATTGACGACCTGCTCGCTCAGCCTGGTCATGGTCTGAGTCGCCAGCTGGATGATGCTCATCAGCTCGTTGGTGGTTCGCTCGTAGCTTTTGGTCAGGACGACATTGTTTTCGTACAGCCGCACCGCGTCGGCATGCTGCCGGGCCGCCTCGGCCATGGCGGCCAGAAACTGTTCCTTAAGCGCCGTCATTTCCTCCTGCCGCCGCTTTGCCTCCCTGGCCCGCTCCTCCTGGGCCAGCAACTGCATCGAGTGGAACCGCCGCTGGTCCGCCGACCAGATGATCAGCACCAGCCCGGGCAGCCCGAGCAGGTTCACCACCGCGATGACCGTGGGCAGGGCCACTCCGCCGAACAGTTCAACCATGCTTCAACCTTTCCTTCTGCGCCTGGCAGCCGAAACACAGGGTGCACCCGGGCATGGCCTCCCTGCGTTTCATGGGGATATCCTCGCCGCACCAGTCGCAGCTCTCGGCGCCAAGGCCGGTCCGGCCCGCCTCGCCCCTGGCCGCCTCGATGCGGCCCGCCAGGATGCGCGCGGCGTTGTCATTGGCAATGTCAATTTCGTCGGCCATGGTCCGTTTCCATCTCCAGATTTCATGCAGCCCGGCCAGCCAGGCCACTCGCCCCCCCCCCCCCGTAGGATGTGGTGAGGAACGAACCGCATCGGTCGCGGTCATATCTCGATCATCGAAAGCCGGATCCCCTCGATCCGGCGGACATAGGTGATGGTCTCCAGCGCGTTCTTCTCGCCGGTCACCTTGTGCAACTGGGCGCTCACCGCCTCCCATACGGTTGGCCGGTCGGTCAATTCCTGGGCCTTGATGATGTGGCCAGGCCCCGCGTTGTAGCCGCCGAAGGCAAACCGCAACCGCTCCAACCCCTCTTCTTTCTTGAAGATGTCCCAGCACTTGCGCAGGTAATGGGCGCCGAACATGATGTTGGTCTTCGGGTCATCCAGGTTGGGCACCACCGCGAAATGCTTGGCGATATCGACGGCGGTCCCGGGCATGATCTGCATCAGCCCCCGCGCCCCGGCCTTTGATACCGCATCGTGCCGGAGGTTCGACTCGGCGATCCCCTGCGCCTTCAGCCACGGCCAGCTCACCAGCCCGGAGAAGTAGAGGAAGGTAAACTCCTGAAACCACCGGTCGTATTCCTTGGTCATCGCCCCTCCACTCTGTCACTTGTCACTTGTCACTTGCCGCCGCAGGCGGCCCTCTCCATGCAGGAAAACCCCGGGCGGCGAACCGTCCGGGGAAGGATGAGGAGGAGCCCGCTGCCGTGCTCGTGTCTATCCTATAGCAGGAGATGCAGGGCTATATATAGGTGAAACAGTGCAGTATTTTAAGGAGAGAGGGGTTTAGGAGTTTAGGGGATTAGGCTTTTAGGGGGAACCCCCTCCCCCTCTTCTCTTACCCTCTCCCACTGGGAGAGGGCAGGGTGAGGGGAAGAGGGGTGGGGGTGAGTGTGCAGCTACAACCGCGCGACCGCCGCCTCGATGGTGAGCTCAACCGCGCGCAGCACCAGGCCCAGGCCGTCAGCGGCGTCGTGGCCGAAGTCATCGGCCGCGCCGGGCGCCAGGGCCGCCAGCAGGCTGAGCACCGCCGCGGCGTTATGCAATAAATCCCGCGGCTCCTCCGAGCCGAAGGCCAGCACCGGCCCGTTCATGACGCCAGCCCCGGCAGGCAGAGCTGGCGGCCGGCGGACTTGAGCAGGGCCGCGGCCGGCTTCGCGCTCTTCGGAAAGTCCACCCCGGCCTTGCGCAGGACGCTGGACCACCGGACCACGACATCCTTGCTCACGCCAAGCACCCGCCCCACCTCCTTGACGGTGAGACCGGCAAAACGCAGGTGCACCATCCTGGCGAGGAAGTCAGCTTTGTAGCCGGACCTGGCAATGGCGGCGGTGATAGCCAGCGTTCCGATGACGGCATCGGCCCGCCCCGCGAGCACCTTTTGCTGCAGCTCCTGTTCCTTCTGTTCAAAGGCCTCGACGTAGGCAATCTGAAACTCCATGGCCTTCGGCCCCGTGAAGCCCAGGGCCACAATGTCAAACCCCTTGCGGGTCAGCTCGTACATGGGCCGCTGCTGGTTGTGATTATCGACATACGAGACGAGCGCAAAATTGCGCCCGACGAATTCCGTCGGACAATCGGCTATTTTGTTCTCGATTGCCCGTAGGACATCCTTGTGTTTCATGCCGAAAAACGTGGCAATGTCCAGGGAGGTGGTGACGGGCTCGCCGTCTTTGATGGTGAGGTGACGCTTGATGGTGCTGATCTGCTTCTGGTTCATGACATTTCCTCCGGTAGAGAATTAAGAAATTCCCCGCCCCGCGCTTCTAAACGCAAAATGGGCGGACATGCGGGTTAGAAGACCGGACCAGAGGAACCGGCGAGCCGAAGCTCCCCGCATGCCGCCCAAGGAGAGAGCGCCATGCCACGGACACAAAAAAACCGCCAAGACTGCTGGTGGCGGTGTGTCCGCCTCTGGTTTCGGGCTTCTAAACCCGGCCGCCGGTATCCCGACGACACAAGTATGATAGCCGAACCGATCACCATTTGTCAAGCGGTCATTCACAGTTACCTGTTGCCCCACCATGGCGCCTTCCTCACTGCAGCCGATGCAGCTTATCTGCGGTCGTGACGTGGGAAGGGTGGCAATCCTTCAGGTCAGCAATAGCCACGTTCATTTCTTCGTCACTCATATCCAGTGCCTTCTGGACTGACGCGGCAGAATAGTAAGGAACTCCTTGCTCATCGTAATGATCTGGCTTCAATTCCGGGAAATGCTTGCCCATCAGCTCGCCCTGGATGGCGTCGAATCGAGCCCGCAGGGGAGGCGGCGCGTTGTCCAAAATGTAGCACGCCGCGTCCCGCCATTCCTTGGTGTTAATCTTGCTGCGGTCGGTTGCCACGGCAAGGGCTTCGTTCATGTTCGCGAATTTTTTCATGCATTGCTCCCTGGAAAAGGATTTAAGAAATTCTCCGCCCCGCGACGCCAAGCCATGCACAGGTCAAAGCTCATCGACGCCCGCGCTTTCCTTCGCTGGCTCCATGCCGACACAGAGAACATTGAAGAGGCGAATATTCGCTGTGCAGCCGAAGACCTTCTGGCGTGGAGCATCGCGCTTTTAGATGAGAAAACAATCGAGGGCTCCTCCCCGATCCGCAGCAACATGGTGCACTGACGAGCCTGGCGTAAAACTTCGCCCTGAACTCCGCGCCGGACACCCGGCGCGGAGGCTCCGCAAACACACTTTTATCCATATCATCCTCCATTATTTCTTCCACCGTAGGATGCCGGTGAGCCCAGCGAACCGCATCAATCGCGGCCCGATGCGGTTCGTCCCTCACCACATCCTACCCTGATCTCCTGCTCGGCCCCCTGGGCCATAAGCAGCACCTCACACACCGGGCAGAGCCCGGTCGCGCATAGCTCGCCGCAACCGGCGCAGCGCAGCTCCTCAGCCATTGCCGTCATTCTCCAGGCATCATCCAGGTGTCGATCCGCAAGCGGAACCGCTCGCGCAGGAAGATAACCACCTCCTGCAGCTCCACCCACTTCTTTGCATCCCTTTTGTTCTCGATGATCAGGACGATCCCCGGCCTCTTGCCGGTGGCCATGCCGTACTTGATGGCCTGGCCTATGGCCTCGTAGTGCTTATAGCCGAAGTCGAACTCGATGGCGTTGGCCTCGGTCAGGCAGTCCACCCTTGTCCTGTCCGGCAGGACATACTCTGTTGTCCCGCCGTGGGCCGCGCACCACTTGGCCTGGTAATACTCTTCCTTGTGAGGATGGGCCGCAAACGCCAGCACCGGCAGCAGCCAGGCCAGCACGGCGATGATGATCCGGTCGAAAACAGTTACCTTTTTTGTTAACATTTTCCCTCCCCCCTGCCCCTCTCCCGGCGGGAGAGGGGAGATTTCATAAACTGATAGCTCTGATTACCGCAAACAGGACACACGGACTGCATGGCGACTACTCCACCGATGACACATGGCTCCTCGGCGAGGTCTGTTTCGTACCCGCGAAAAGAGCACCCGCGGCGGCAGCATTTTATCGGGCGTGTCCCGAATGGCGGGTATCCTGGCATATTCATCCTCCGTTATCATCAAGCGTGTTTTATCCCTCAAAACATCCGCAATTGCCGGTCTTCCTTAACCGGGGCTTCCGCCCGGCCAAGGATGTTCCACACCTGGCGCTGGCCGATAAAGTACTTGCGCGCCAGCTCCACCCCGGTATACCGGCCGGTGTCGTAGTCGCGGCGGATGCACTTGTCGCGGTGGCGGCGGGTCCACTTCTTCCACTTATAGAGATTGATCGAGGTGCCATGAAACACCTGGGCCAGTCGCAGGGCCAGCCGTACGCCGATGGTCTCGGCCACCAGGCGCATGTCGCCGTCCAGCTCCTCGATTGCCGGCAGGGCATCGTCCGGCAGCTCGATGATGTCAAGGTCGAATATGTTCATCGCGCCTCCATCGTGGCCTTCAGCCGTTTCGACAGGTCGGTGATCAGCACGTGCAGGTGCGCGTACTCGGTCACCCATTCAAAGCGATCGACGCCGAACTGCCGCCGGCACCGTTCGTGCAGCTTTTCCGGCGCGTAGCCGAGCCGCGCCCACATGGCCAGGACCTTGCGCTGCTGGCCGGCGGCCGGCCCCGGCTTGATGGCGATGTAGCCGGGCCGGGTCCGGTCCGCCTTGCCCGGCGCGCCACGGCCGGACTTCGCCCGCCAGCCCAGGGACTGCAGGTGGCGCAGCAGGTCAAAGGTCTGCGTGCCGGTCAGCTCTTTCGACGACTGCAGGCCGTAGCGGTCCGCCAGCAACTGATGCTTGTCGAGCCCCAGCTCCTTGCAGGCGATATTGATCTTGGCGTAGTCAGCGCGGGTCGGCATGGTTCTTTTCCTCCTGGTACCGGGACACGGTCCGGCCGCTGCCGAAATGGACGCAGCCTTTGCACATGGCCCAGTGCTGGGCCTCGGCGCACCACTCACGCGGGCAGGTTGCGCCGGCGGGGAAGGCCCGGCAGCCGGCAAGCTCGGTACTACTCATTTGAGTAGTATCAGACGTCATTCCATCCTCTTCAGCGTGCCACCCTTGGCGAGGATGGCCCGCTCCACGGGCAACAGGCCGTCGTCAACCTCGCCCTCACCCCGGCCCTCTCCCGGGGGGAGAGGGGGATCCGCTATCCTTCTCCCCCCGGGAGAAGGTGGCCGCGGGCCGGATGAGGGAGCACGGTGATTGCCGCTCAGCGCCTCTTCATTCCTCGTCGCCTCAACCCTGGCGTCCTCGCGGTCCGCCAGGTCCCAGGCGATCTTGGCCATGTACTGATGGCTGGCCAGGGGCAACCGCAGGCTGTCGCGCCGCTCGCTTATCTGGGTCATGGCCTCGGCCCAGATCCGCGCCGGGCATGGCCTGGCTGGCTGGCCTTTTACCTGGATGTAGCCGGGCGCGATCAGGGCCGCGATCTCCTGCATCAGCCGCAGCGCCTTGCGTGGCTGGATCGCCCCGCCGCTCTTCGGCCGGAACAGGGCGAGGTAGCCGAACAGGCTGTCCTGCACCGCCTTGGGCAGAGCCAGGGCCGATGCCAGCGTCTGGCGCGCGATCGCCTCGGAGGCGAAAAACTCGATGGACCCGGAAGCCCCGCAGGTCGGGCAGATGCCTTTCATTCACCAACTCCCAGAACAATGACCATCCATATAGCCAGCAGGCCAAGGCCACACAGTAAAACCACCAATGACTGCCGGGTGGCATGCCTCTCAACCATTTCCACAGCGCGCATTACGTATCCGGCTCCCAGAAAGAAACACCCGACAGCGAGCGCAATCGTAGATAGAATCTGGTTCATCCCTCGACCTCGAAGGAAGGAGGCGCCGGAAACTCCATCCAGGCGACGACATTATGCATGCGCACCATATCCATGCCCAGGTAGCGAAACGTTCCGTCAGCACGCATGAACCCGACATCGACGATCACGTCGCCCTCCAGGTTGCGGTACGCCACCAGGACATCGGTCAACGGTGCCGGCAGCCGCCTGGCAACAGGTATCCACTTGCTCATTTCGCTATCTCCTCGATGGCCACGATCTCCGCCCACATGCGGCAGGTCGGGCACACCACGTTCTGTGGCAGGTAATGGACCTTGCCGTCGCTCGACACCCGCTTGCCGCGCATGCGGATAACCTCGAACCGGCCGCACTTGTCGCAGCTGCCGGTGATTTTAAACTCGTTGCTAGTCTGCTTCATCCCCCTCGCCCTGGCCCTCTCCCGCGAGGGGAGAGGGAATCTGTCTTCCTGCGCTCATGTCATGTGTTCGCCAGCAGGTCCACGAACCAAACCTTGTCCACCTTGCGGATGTCGATCACGCCGACATTCTCCACCACGAAGTCCCGGACATGCTTGCGCTTTATCCACCACATGTCCCCGCCGTTGGCCTCGGTACGGTTGGTGCCGCGCCGCCCGGCCCTGAGCCAGCCCTGACTGATCCAGCGGATCACCACATGCTCGTCAACGCCGAACTCCCTGGCCAGCTGCCGGCCGGTGTAGTGGTCCGGATCGTCGGTGCTCAACTCCATCCTGGTCCGCTTGACCTTGATGGCCGTCTCGGTGCGGTGATAGCCGCGCTGCCGCAGTATCCGCGCGATCACCTTCAGCGATTTGTGGCTATGCTTCTCCAGTAGGGCCAGTTCCTCATTCGCCCAGGGCGCCTCTTTCCTGCCGACCAGCTGCGACAGTCCCAGCTTGACCGCCCTTTTTTTGATCCACCACACCGGCCGCATCAGGCCGCGCAGCTGCTTATAGATCGGGCCGCGCTCCGGGTGGTGGTATGCCTCGACAATCGCCCGGTCGATATGCTCGTCCGCCGGCCACTTGCGGTTCTTGTGCTCCTTGTTGCCGTAGCGCAGGCCAAGTCTCGTGGCCTGCTGGTAGATGGCTGATGAGGTGCGCCGCGGCAGATGCGCCATGCAGGCATTCGCGCCGCCGGTCGGATAGTGCTGGCGGATGATATTGACCTCCGCTGTTGTCCAGTAGTAACGCTCCATCGCCTCACCAAAACAGTCTTCGTGATCTTCGTAGGATGCGGTGAGCCACGCGAACCGCATCAAATCGCGACAGATGCGGTTCGTGCCTCACCGGCATCCTACGGCTGCTCATCAGACCCGGGCCGCCACGCCCGGATGACCGGATCATTTTCCTGACGCCAGGAAAATGGTCCGGTTTCGCTTCCGTCCTCTGAATTACACCCCTGAAAAATCCATGGGGATCTGCCGATAGTTACCGTGCTCGTCGCGCTCGTAGAGCCTGTAATACGTCCGGCTGCCGATCACGGTGACCGCGTCGCTGATGGCCTCCATCGCCCTTTTCCACACCGGGTCTTCGATCTTCAGCGACCTGAGCGCCAGGATCCGTTTGCTATTGATCTTGCCTTTTTTATCGACCTGAAACGCCGACTCGATCAAGGCCCTGATCTCGGACCGGCTGTCCTTTGTCCACTCCCGCAGACACTCGTCGATCAACGCCTTGGCCGCCTGCAGCCGCTCGTCGAAATCGAGCTGATCCGACACGGCGCGCAGGATCTGGTACTTGCCGTCAAAGCTGGTCAGGGTCACGTTGCCGCGCTCGCCGCCGATCTTTGCCCCGTACTTCTCGAAGGCCAGCTCCATCAGGGCCTGCATGTCCTCGCCCAGCCGCGTCTTGAACGCCGAAATCACCGTTGCCAGCTCGATCGCCTGCTCGATGACCCGCTGCACGAACTCGTCGCGCAGCAAATCTTCGTCCTTGATCGACTCGATGGGCACCAGGTGCCCGATCGCATTGCGCTTATAGCCCGCCGGCACTGCCTGTTCCGTCACTGTCTTGCCTCCGTAGATGTTGCGCACCGCGGCCTCGATGGCCTTAGCGCTGCCGTTATAGCTGCCGCCCAGCACCGCCGAGATAGCCGATGGACTGTAGCCGAGCCGCCGGGCCACCGCGCTCTGGCTGCCCTCGGCGACGATTGCCCGGCCCAGGAGCTGGCGCCAGGTCATGCCGCGGCCTTGAGCCGCGCCTCGGCAACGCGGTTGCGCAGGTCGAAGTAATGCTCCATCTGCTGCCGCGCCAGCTCGGCGCAGGCCGCAACATGGAACAGCTCCTGGTCCGGGGCCAAACCAAGGTCCAGCTTGGCCAGCATCTCGCCTAAGGTAGCCACCTGCTCGACCGCATCGCGGCGATAGCCGGCCAGGGCGTTGTCCGTGATTTCCTCGGCCATGATCTCATTTCGCAACCGGAGCAGGTCCAGCTCCACATCAATCGAGTCTTCGCCATTGGCCAGCCGATACTGCGCGTCGCCGATCCGGGCGGCGATCTCCGTGCGTGTGATTCTCGTTGTCATCCCTTTTCCTCCTCTTCCATGGCCGCAATGGCCTGATTGATCAATGTCCGCGCCGACCGCATCTTGGCCAGCGCCTCCTTTTTCTTCGAGCGGTACGTCCGCAGCCGGGCCGCTTCCTTGTCGTCGGCCGGAAGTTCCGCGTCCGTGGCGATGAGCTGCCAGACCGCGAAGTGCTCGCCATCGATGCCGACCTTGCGTACCACTCCCTTGTCCTCCAGCATCCGCAGCCAGTCGGATGCGTAGACATAGCTGGCGCCGGCCATGGTCTGCAGGTCCTCAACCGTGACCCGGCGCCGCATCTTGAGCACCCGCCACATCACCTGCCGCAGCTCGATGGTTTGCGGCTGCTGGTTCCGGATCGGGGCATAGACGCCCTGCCGCACCCGCGCGATCCGGCCGGAGATGCAGAGCACCGACAGCACGTTCAGCATCTTCTTGTGGACGCGCTGGGTCTGGATATGCAGATAGTGGCCGATCTCCGCCGCCGTGACCTCGCGGCCCAGTTCGTTGACCGCGGCCAGGACTGTTTCCGTGTAATGTTCCGCCATGGCCTACCCCCTCAACCCGACTTTGCAGGCGATCCGGGCCAGCTCGCCGTCCACCTCGCCGTGCCGGCGCAAGGAGTTGGCGGCATGGGTCAGGTTGATGGTGTCGCGGCGGACGATCCGCAGATCCCCGCCCGAGGCCTTGTGCATGATCTCGGCCGCCGGCGCGGACAGCGGCAGTGTGGTGGTGGACTTGACGTACATGATTACATCGGACTGGGAGACTGGCTCGAACTCCATCTCCTGGTAGGTGCGGCTCCAGACCCGGCGGTTCTGGCGCATCAGGTGCGGCAGCTCCTCCTCGCCGACCAGGACGATCACCCCGCCGGTGATCTTGGCGATATCGCGGATGATCTCCAGATAGCGCTGCCCGAACCGCTCCGCCTCATCGACGAACACCGGTACCGGGTTGGTGAGCATGGCATTGATCACCAGGTCAAAGCAGCGGCCGCGCCGCCAGGCCACCTGCCGCACCCCGAGTTCACGGGCCAGGGCCTGGAGAAAGTCCAGCTCGCTCCACACTGAAACCGTCTCAACATAGGCGCTTCCGCTCTTCGCGGCCCAGGTTTGCACCGTCCGGGTTTTGCCCCGGCCGGCCCGGCCCCAGATGCAGCCAAGCCGCTCGTCGCCCTCCCTCGCCCCGCCCTTGCCCATCAGCAGCCCGGACATCACCGCGTCAAAGTTCCGGGCGTTTTTTGTCTGGACAAACGCGGGGGTAAATCGTATCTTCTCAGTCATGCCACCTCCTCATCCAAAGGTTGTGTGGAAGCCGGCGCCTCACCGCCGGCTTTTTTATTGGTAAACCCTACCTCTCTTTAATATCCCTCTCCCCCTGGGAGAGTCCGCCATCCCACTCCCTCTCCCTTGGCGGAGGTAAGCGAAGCGGAGCTGAGACTCCGGGAGGGCCGGGGTGAGGGGGACACCTATCGGGCCTCCTGCCCTCTATCTTCCGATCCGTACATCAGCCCGAACTTCACCCGGCAGCTCTCCCAGTAGTCCGGCGTCAGCTTGTATTCGTCCATGCCCTCGAAGAACCGCATGAACCCTTTCCATTCGTCGGCCAGCTCAAGGCCCTGGGCCTCCATCTCCATCAACCGCTCGTAGCGATCGGCATCGGAGAGCCGCAGCAGTTCGTGGCGGGCGTCGGCGGCCTCGGCCTCGGCCTGCCACCGCTCCTGTTCCGCCACCTCCCGCGCCACCTTCTCGGCGTCGAAGGAAATCACTTTGGTATTCGCGGCCGGCGCGGGCAGGGCGGGCATCTCCCCGCCGATCCCGTGCCGGGCCAGCAGCCGCTGATGCTCCGGCATGACCTCGTCGCGCAGGAAGTCGCGCGCCAGGCGGGTCGCCTCTTTCTCGCAGCTCTTCTTCGCCTCGATGTGCTCGATAAGGAGCTGCTGGTCAGCGCTGTCGCCGAGCTGCGCCGCCGCCGGGTGCGTCTTGGCCACCGGCTCGGCGATGCAGATCAGCTCGCCGTTCTTGTCGTAGACGTACAGGCACGATAAGTCCTGCAGATCGTAGCGCACCACCACCGAACCCTTGCGGCCGAACAGGGCCGGGTGATAGTAGTTCTGTTTCTGGAAGGCGATGCCGTTGCGGTGGATCCGCTTGAGCTCCATGGACATCATCAGAAAGGCCAGCTCGCCACGGTCCACGCCCGGGCCGCGCCCATCAACAAAGACGTCGACTGGCCGGAGTCCCTTTAAATGGCTGCCGTCTCCCTGCGCGCGCCGCGCGTATTCGTCAAACCAGGCGGCGATCAGGATGTGCGCCTCGGCCATGGTCAGCACCCGCCCGCCGAAGGCCTTCTCGTGGACCTTGCGGTGCAGCCGCTCGCCCCGGTTCATCCTGGGCGGTTTGTGCTCGATGGAGGTGCCGGTGTAGGTGGGCATCATCCGCTCCAGCTCCGCCAGCGAGCCGAAGAACCGCTCCACCGTCTTGGACTGCCCATGGTACGGCCAGGCGTGGATGGTCTGCATCCCCAGTCGCTGGTAGAGCCCGGTGAAGGCGACATCGTCAAAGTCCGCGCCCTTGAAGAACCTGGCCTTGAACGCCCGGCCGTTGTCCAGATACGCTACCTTCGGTATCTTGCCCAGTTGCAGGATCGCACGGCGCAGGGCCGAGGCGATGGCCTGCGTGTTCTCCGTGGGCATGATCTCCCAGCCCAGGGGATAGTTGGACTTCATGTCGTAGAACAGAATCAGCGCCATATGGTTCTGCGGCTTGCCGGTCCACGGATTGATGATCTCGAAGTTCAGCCCGTGCCCGTCCGCGACGATGATGTCGCCGACCTCGATCCTGGAATAATCGCGCTCCAGGTAGGGCAGGGCCTTGTCATTCAGGGCCTTGGCCCCCTCGCGGCAGAAGATCCAGGTGCCGAAGTTGCGGTCCCGCCAGTTCTCCAGCCAGCGGCGGCAGGTGGCCTCGCTGCGCGTGCAGCGGATGCCGCGCGCCTTCATGATCGCGAACGCCTGGCGGATGGATTCGCTCAGCCTGCCGTCCTTGCCGGGCTTGAGGGTGCAGCGCAACAGGATGTTGGTCTGCTCCTCGGTCAGCCCGCACTGGCCGCGCCGGGCCTTGCCGCGCATGTCGGCGAGATGGTAGCAGTCGTTGCGGTAGCGCTTGACCGTCCGCTTCCAGCCTTCGATTGTCTGCCACGAGGTTTGGCCAAGCTGCCTATATATATATGGGTACGCGATCCCGGAGTTGTAGGCGGTGATGAAGTCGGCCCGGGCCTGGAGCTTGCCGCCGAACGGCGCGGACTCCACGGCCTCGGTGTAGCGCTGCAGCAGCTCGAACTTGCACAGGGCCTTGTGCTTCTGCTCCTCGCTGATCGCCGGCGTCGGCGGGATCTCGGTGCGGGCTGGGAGGGTGGGGAGGGCTTGGATGGCGGGCAAGTAACCCGCCTGCTCCAGGTGGCCCCTGGTCTCGGCCGGCAGCGACTTGCGCCGGTACTCCCTGCCGCCGCCGCGGCCCTTGCGCCGCCTGGACTCCCAGCCGTCGCGGATGGCCATCTTGGACACGCCCCGAACCGTGCCGGGCATCCCCGGCAACCCCGCCAGCTCCTTGGCCTCGTACCAGTCCTGCATCATGCCGCCTCACGCATGTCCGGCGGCAGTGCCAGAAATCGGGCCGGGCAGCCGTGATCCTTGAGCCAGGCCAGGACGCGGCGGTCACTACGGTCGCCGTTGATCGTCCCCCACACCTGGGTCATGCTCTTCATCCGCAGTGCCCGCTGAATGTCCGCGCACCGGACGCCCTGGTGCAGCATCCATATTTTGATCCTGACCGTGTTTCTCATAATTCCGCCTCCAGCTTCATTACGCGGCAGCATTGCCATCGAGCAGCGGATCATGTAGAGTGATGAGCCGCTTTTCTTTGAACGCATCTGGATTTTTCAAAAATGCAGCCAGGGAGGGATCGACCATGAATGAAGAACAGTTTTCGCCGTCCGAGATGTTGATTGACTTCAATAAACTCCTGTCAACGCTCTGTTGTGATACCCTTACCTTCATGTGGAAGAACTCCTTATTGTCCCCTCGTGACCAATGGTTCGCGGCAGGCCGAACAAAAAGCGGCGCTGTCGCCTACATGCGGTTCATCTGCGGCTTCAGGGTGCGCCGCAAATACATCTTTCTCAGGCGGGACCAGGTACTCTACAGGTGCCCGTTCTGCGCCAATGAGCTGATTATCCCCATCGGTTATACCGACCATGACGGCGTCTGGATGAATCCGCCCGTTGCCCTGGGGATGGGGGTCCCGGCCTTTGAATTCAAAAAGACATTCCTCGAAGAAGCGCTGGCCGACACCAAGAGGCGCTGCCGCGGCATCTGGCCGCCGACCGACTGAAATCATAATTCCGCCTCCAGCTTCTTCAGGCGCCGGCTGGTCTCCCGGGCGCTGTGGTAGAGCTTGGCCCACTGCAAAAGCCTGGCGTCCTGCTCGTCGATCACCCGCCAGCCCAGCGGCGCCACCATCTCCTGCACCGCGCCCGTGTCCTGCACCGCCGCGACAAACACCGGCAACGCCTTGATCGAGGGAAAATGTTCCCGGTCCACCGGGTTCAGCCACTTCTCCAGGGTGTCCGGTGACAACCGGCCGCTGCGCCCGCCCACCAGACAAATCCCGTACCGGTCAGCCAGCTCGTTCATCCGGTCGCAGAGCAGCGCCCGGCTCAGGCCGCACTCGCTGGCCGCCGCCGCCATCCGCTCTTTCACCGCGCCCAGCACGTTCAAGGACGGCGCCGAAAACAGACCCAGTTGCTTCATGCCATACCCCTGGTAAAAACTCCCCCGCGTGCTACTCTGCAAGGAGGGTAACCAACCATTTCACGCGCGGAGGAAATCATGTCAGAATACGTTCCTGTTTTCACAGCGCTTATAGGCGCAGGCGCGGCACTGCTCGGCGTTGCCGGCACCCTCGCTTTTCAGATCTTCCTGCGCAAAGAGAAATTCAAAGAACTCGTCTATAAAGAGCGGTTTACCGTCTACAAACAGCTTGTCGAATGCGCAGTGGAAATCGTCCATCTCTGGCCGATCCTTATGATGGAGGGCATATCCCATATTGAGGATCCAGCGAGCCGAGATAAGCTCAATAGCGAGCTTGCGCGCTATCCGCGCCTGCTCTCGCTGGCAGAGTACATTGCGGCTGATCAGGTTTTGCAGCCTGCGACTCACTTCAGACAGCTCACTGTTTTGACCGTGAAAAAGGATGGGCGGAGGGAGCAGTATGGCGGAATAGTCGGGGCCCAGATGGCGCTGACAACGGCAGTCCGCGCCGACCTTGGTATTGATCCACTTGCGAAAGATATCAAAAAGACCGTTCATGACACCTGGCTCACGTTTATTGGTTGGTTTCGAAGGCGGTAAAACATTAATTTCACGCCCTGCTCCTGGTAAAAATTCCCCCGCGTGCTACTCTGCAAGGAGGGTAACCAACCATTTCACACGCGGAGGAAATCATGGACTTAACGAATACCGAAATATCACTACTGAGTATCATCTTGACCTACGTCTCCACCAGGGTGAGCGACCGCATACGCCTGCGCCTGCGCAAAGAGCCTTTCAAGCAGTTCCTCTATCAGAGGCAGTTTGCCGTTTACGAACAGCTTGTCACGCAACTCTCGCACATCTGCCTGATGTGCGTGGCTGTCGAGAAGGCCGGAAGTGATGAGAAGAGCTTGTTCTACAAGAAGAGCTTGTTGGATCACCTGACCAAGTGTAAAACCATCATCGAAGGGACCGCCCACCTTCTGCCCGAGAGGATTTTCAGGATGTATCATGAGGTCGAAGAGCTGGTGGCCCCAATAGAAGTCCCTGACGCGACGATCCCTATGGCTGTGATTAATAAGTATTTTGATATCGTAAATGCTGTGCGGGAAGACCTTGGAGTGGACAAACTTTCCGAAGATATAAAAAAGATGCTGTAGTCGTTCTCTCGCCGTGGGGTCGTCTGGCCACCGCCTCGGTGGAAAAAGAAGCCCAAAAACAAAAGGCATGGCGACAGCCATGCTGACGATGAGGAGAATCTCAACGATCATTCTTTCACTGTCCGCCATAACCTCCCTCCTCCGTCCATTCTTTTTAAAATTCGGACATTGACCAAGAGGCCATGCCCCGTTTATGATGACCATGTGTATAACTATTGTTATGTTCACAATGACGTTAGCACTATTTTTAGCGCATTGTCAACGCCAAAAATGATGAAACGCTTTAATTTTAAAGCTATTCAATGGTTTTTATAAAATTAAATAATGATTTCAATATATTATAGAAAGCATTTCATTATTTTCAGTGAAACGCTTTCTGAAACGCTTTCGCTTAATTGTGAAATGCTTTCAAAAAAAATGATCTGGCATCATGAAGCATGACTCCAACTCTCTCGGCGAGAGAATAAAACTGATTAGAAATGACGCTTCGCAAAAGGATTTCGGCGTCAAATTTGGCGCAACGCCAAATACTATCAGGAGATATGAATCTGGGGTAAATCCGCCGGACGCAAAATTTATTTCAGCCCTGTGCGAGGAATACAACATCAGCCCGACATGGCTTGTGCTCGGTGAAGGTCCGATGTATAGGGGTGAGAATGCTGGAGCCGAACCGGAGCCTGAACAGGCCCCGGAAAAAGACATTAATATTCAGCAACTCCTGAATATGACTGCTGAAGTGCTGATATCGGAAACGGTATATCGCCCGGCCCTGGCCGCGAATATTAAGGCATTTCACCGCGCCATCGGTATCGAGCTTGACAATAAGGAAATGCGTGGCAAAATAGACAGGCTGGAAGAAAGAATGGCCGCCATGGAACGGCGCCTGGACACCAGGAAAGCAGCCGGCAACGAATAGTGATCCGCCTGCCCAGATCCCAGTGGCGGATCGGCGGCGAAGGAAAGGTAATCTACCCCTTCACCGTGGTATAAAAACCGAAAAATCCCCCATAAACTTTTCTGATTTCATCTGCAAAAATTCAGAAAAATCAGCCAAAATTCTGAGATTAAAAAAATCGTAAACAAAATAA